TATAGAATGGGCATAAATCCCTGTTTGCAATGGGATGCAAACAAAATGCAAACATGCAAACAAAATTCCCCATTTCCCCGTCCGGTTTGCGACAAACAAAATCAGGTTTGCTCGTCTGTGTTTGCAACGATAGTCAGAGTTCCATCCCGGTCCTGTTGTAGGAGGCCAAGGCCAACCATCTCGGTGACGATTTCCCGAATTTCCTTAGTTTTAAGTGCACCGCGAATCCGTTGCTGGAAAGATCGAACGGTTGCCTTCTTATTGGTCAGGTTGCAGGCGCGAATGTAATTGAACAGCCGATTGACCCATTTGCTACGCTCGGTGACCGGTATGACGTTTTGGGCGCCGAAGCACAGCTGTTGTCCGGCGGTCCAGGCAATGCCTGCGCCCCAATGTACGTCCTCGAGCGTGAGTGTTGCGGCACGGAACCGACGCCCGGCTGCTCGGATAGTAGCGAGGCGGATCGCGGTTTCGGCAGCACGGGCGAGGAAGGAGCGCAATGCGGGGTCCTGGTCGATGCGGTCGTCAACCATGCGAGCAAAGTCGAGATATTCGTTCTCGGTCACTTGATCCGCCCATGGCAATTGGGTGACCTGCTGCTCGACCGGGCGCTTGATGTCGATCAGCTCCTCGGCGGTGCCGTGCCAGCGGTAAAGCTGGCAACACTTCGCGGCGAGGTCAGCGGGCACCTGCCCTGGCAACAGTTGTGGCTGGGTATCCCTGACACGCAATTCCGAGTGCAGCACCAGGAAGCGATTGAGCAGGCCGTTATCGATTGCCTCACCCTGCAACGCCTGGAATAGCTCATCGGGAGTAGAAGTGCCGAAGAAGCTTAGCGCCGGCGAATGGACTTGGGCAGCTGTGCGATCAGCCCATTCCGGGGTCGAGGTCAACGCAAACGATATTCCCCAGAGCGCCCGCATGAAACGGGTAGTCTCACGCTCATGTCCGGATGCGCCCTTGGCGTTGAGCTTGGCGAGGTAGGCACCCAGCTCATCCGAGCAGCACAGCGATAGCGGTCGGCGGTGGACGAAGTTGCACAACGCCGAGGCCGACATGAAGGAGCCAGGTCCGATGTGTTCCTGGGCGCCGGCGCTGGCCATCAGTGTGCCGATACAGTCGATCGGGTGCTGCTTGCCGGCGCCGGTGGGGGCGACCGCGACCGCGTAGAGATGGGTGGCCGACCTAGTTGGACCGGCGACACGGCGGCCGATCAGGGTACCGACCAGCGGGATTGCCGCTGCCAAGGCGAGCACCCGGTTGGGGCGCCGTGCGGTGGCCACGATCCACTCGATCACCTCACCGACCACGCCGGGCACGTTGTGGGTATAGGGCTCGAGCTCATCGGCTACGAGCGTTTTCTCATTGTCCTCATTGTTGGGGCCTGGCTCGGCCGCGGTCAACCGCGGCGGCTCCTGAGTCGGAGACTGCGGCTGCGGCGATAACTGCGACCGCGGATCCGGCTCGGGCTCGTGGACAAGCTCGATTCGCTCGCCCGCCCACCCCGTATGCTCGCTCAGAAACTTGAACGCGGTATCGAGATCGCAGTCGTTAGCCGCCATCACCAGGTCGAGCGGAGTGTAGGTGAAACCGTTGCCGCCACCGCGGCCATCGCCGAAGTCCTTGATACCCTTCGGCACGATACTGAGATTGCGCGCTCGCGCCTCAAGTACCCGGCCGGTCGACGACTCGCGCCAGTGCGCCACCGCCTCGAAGCCGCCACGCGCCGGCCGGCACTTGCAGAGCCCGAGCTTGGGCACCCATCGCTCGAGATGTTCGAGCGCGAAATCGTTGAGCGCACGGTGGGGCGTGTCGGCATCTTCGTCGAAGGTGGTGGCCGCGCCATTGCCCGAACAGTCTCGCACTGGCTCCGGTTTCCAGCCCAGCGGGATGAGCACGGCGTCGATGTTGCCGATCGCATCTGCAGGGAGGAATGGTAGTTCATCGGGATCGAAGGCGTCGAGCGGCGGTCCGACCCAGCGATAAGGTGATCCGTTGGGATGGATACTCGGCGGCAGCACAGTCTGCCGGCCATCGGCGATCAGATCACAAACCCGCTTACCGTTAATATTCCACGAGCGCGACGCGGCGATATCTGGACCGTAATAAAACCCGGTTTCCCCTTTTGCGCCGATCTTCTTAACCGGCGTCGCCGGCAGCGCCTTCACGATCGCGGTTTTGATGGCGATGTCGTCGCTATCGATGTCGATTGCGACTAGGCCGTGCGAAGCTTTGCCGCCGACCACGCCGATGCCGGAATCGCCGTTGCCCCACAGATTATGGTCCATGTAATTCGGCTGCCGGCCGTGCAGATAGCGCTTCTGCCACCCCGCCAGCGGCACCCACAAGCCGGCACAGTAAAAGCCCGGCGCCTTCCTGCCGACCATGATTGGGATAGGGGCATAGCCGCGCTCGACCAGCGACTCGGCGCATTGCTCGTATGGCCCCATGGTGCGCTCCCTAGAATGGCGGCTCGTTGTTGGTGAGTTTTTGGCGCAGCGCCTGCTCGTATCCAGTCAGCATTCGGAACAGGAATTCACGCCATTCCTCGCGGCTGAGCAGTTTGAGATCGCTCTTGCCGATCTCATCGAGGTAGCCACCGGCGCTGCGACCAGCCTCAAGCATCGCGCCGAGCTCGTATTCATCGAACGCTTCGGCCGACATGGCGTAGAACCTCCTTGCCAGGAAGTGGCATTGGTTGCGATTGCACAGCCACACGATGTTGCGCATTACATGCGGGCGCGGCGAGTAACCGATCCACCATGCATGCCGGCGGCAGACTGCACATGCAGTCGGTATTTTGGTCGTGTAACGGACGATCGCGGGATGCATGACTAATAAGGAATCGCATCATTGATTTCTGGCACCGGCTGCGGTGTGGTGAAGACGCGGCTTGCATTGCGGTCGAGTTCGAGCGTGCTGCCGTCGTCAAGCTCGACGCGGTAAGCAACGATCTCCCAATACCGACGGGAGGGGGCGACTTGGATATGCGTCACCGGCAACAGCTCGTCCTGGCGCGCCAGCGCTTCGTTGATTGTGTCGGGCGGCCGCTCACCGCCGCTCATCTCACGCCACCATTTCTCGGCAAGAGCGCGCGCCCAACCCAGATGCTGGAGGCAGATCCATTTGTTGAAGGTCTCAATGCCGCATTGGTAGCTCACGCGCAGCGACGGCGTATCTTTGTGATGATAGAAACATGCGACATCATCGACCTCGAGCCAGTCCGATCGCTTGCGGGCACTCCTAAGAATTTCGGCCGCCTCCTGCTGCGGGAACGTGAAGCCGCAATGCGGGCACTCGCTGACGCCCAGCATGACGATTTCCTGGCATGACGGGCACACCTTGGTCGGCGCTTCGCCATCCTTGCCGTTGCTCTTAATCTTGATGCGGACGTCGTCGACCGGGCCGAAGCGTCGTACGTTGCCGGCAAAATCGAGGACCAGGCAGGTCTGCTTACCGTCGGCCTTGCGAGTACCCCGGCCGACTTGTTGCACGTAGAGACCGGCCGAGCAGGTCGGGCGCAGCATTGCGATGAGATCAACATGCGGGACATTGAACCCGTAGGACAGAACCATCACGCTGATCAGGCAGGTCAGCCGCCCGACATGGAAGTCCTCGACAACGCGATCACGCTCATCGCTCGGCGTCTCGCCCAAAACCATCTCGCAATCGACGCCGCGAGCGCGCAACGCGTCACGTACCATGGTGGCGTGCGCAACACCGACGCAGTACACCAGCCAGGCACGGCGGCGTCTGAGATAAGTAGCAATCTCATCGCAGGCGCGTTCGACCACGCCATCCTTGATGGCCGCGGCCTCGAGCTGATCGGCGATGAATTCTCCGCCGCTCTTTCCTACCCCTGAGACATCGATGGTTGCGGCGGTCGCCTTCGATGACAGTGGCGAGAGCACCCCGTCGCGAATGCCCTGGGCGATCCCGTATTCATAAACGACGCTATCAAAGATATGCCCATCGCCCTCGCACAGGTGCCCGCTATCGAGGCGATAGGGTGTTGCGGTTAATCCAGCGACGCGCAGGTCGGGCACCAGCTCGCGCAACGCATCGAGCGTGATGCGGTACATGCCCTGGTCGTGGTGCGGAATGAAGTGCGCTTCGTCGATGATGACGAGGTCGCGCCGGCCGACTGCCTGCGGATTGCGGTAGATCGAGTTGATGCTGACGAACAGAAT